ATGATTTGCTCTTCAGTGAGTTTAACTTGGCTGGACCCCAAGAAGCTTTTGCCTTAGCGCAGGGCACTTACGAGAGTTTGCTTGCCAATGCGTTTGACCCAGACGCCACGGAAGAAGACATTGAGGCTCTGCAAGGATTTGTGAACGACTATCTAAGCGCAGCCAGGGACGTCTTCAAATCATCGACTGCCTTTACCACAATTTTTGAAGGTGTCCTGAGTGACTTGGCATTGCTGGGAACTCAGTACGGATTCAATGCGCCAATTGCCGCAGCCTCAACACTTCAATCTGGCGCAGAAGATTTGCTGGGTGACTTGCCGGACGAGCTGCAAACCGCAGTCTCTGATTTAATCTCTGGCATCAACCTAGCCACACTTGCCTTTGCTCAGCAACAAGTCGAATTCCTGACTAACGTCTACCAAATCCCGATTGAACTCAAAGCTGGCAACTTCCTTGTGGACACTTCAGGAGTCAATAAGGAAATCAGCCTCAACAGCAGCAACTTCAACCTTGATTCTTCACGGTTGAATCTTTCTTTGCTGATGTCCACTAGCATGTTTACCGTGAACACTTCAGGGTTGAACTTTGGAACGATTACCCCAACCGCAACCGCTGGCAGACCAAACTTGGGGACGGTTTACCCCATCGTTTCTCTAGGGACTCCGAACCTTGGCACGATCACCCCAACCGTATCTCCAGGCGTTCCGGATTTAGGCATGATTACTCCAACGCTGACACTGGACACCAGTAGCATTACTTCTTCTTTGAATTCACTGAAAACCATCATCAATGATGCCTTCAGTTTGATGATTGGCGCAGTTCAACTGCAAGCCACCATTCTCGAAGCGCAAGCATCTGGTATTACGGCTACTGGTGGATGGGGCGCAGGAGGAAAAACTAATATCTACACAGGAAGATATACGCAAATTGAGGGAGTCAGTGGCGGATACCTAGTCAACATGAACAACAATGTTGATTATGGAACAGGAGCAAAGGTAGGTCATCAATTTAGCGATGAAGTCACGCCAGACCAACAATTTGCTGCGATTTACAATAGGTTACCGGAAACTGCGCCTTATCTATTGAACCAACCTTTCTACGTTCTACTGTCAGCAGGAGATAATGAAGCAATACCAAAGTTAGCAGCCTTTGACGAAATCGAAGAAGCCCGCTCTTTCTATAACTATATGTCAACAACTTCAGGACAGTATGGGTGGGACGCTCCGGTTTTCAAATATGGCTTCCGTCGAGGCGGACTTGTAGACCCAATGGATACCATTCCAGCCATGTTGAGTCCTGGCGAATATATCCTATCCCCAGAAACGGTGAGGCGTTACGGAGTCAGCAACCTCAACCGCTTGAACGCTGGCGATTCAGCCGCAATCAACGCAACGAGCGACCCAGAAGTAAAACGATTACTGGCTGAATTGATTGTGGCAGTGCGAGAAAACGAGACAGAAGTCAACGTCTACACCGATATGGCAGGCCAGACTAAGGCTGGCATTGAAGAATTCAGAAGTGAATTGCGAGAAAGAACGAGAAGGCAAGGCGACCAGTATATCCCAGCTAGGTATATCTAATGAGCCAGCTACTTGCCACGATCACGGTTGACGGTACGGATTACCGAGGTTCAATCAGAGGTTTTGCTGGTCAAAATTTTTACCAGCCTTTTGTCAAAAGAATGCCAAGTTTGGAACTTGGACAGGTTGAGGATAGCGGCAAGATTGGTGTGAAGTTCGGGAACATTACTTTGACAAATGACTATTTGAACGCAAGCCATCCATTCGCCTTGCAGAGATACGAAGATTTAGTCGTTGCACCAAGTCTTTATCCAACAAGTCTCAAGTGGGGAGAAGCCGGAAGTGATTTATTTTCAGGGAACATTTTTCTGCAATCTGTGAGCGAAACAGAAATCACTTTTGCTCTAACAGATGACGAATACACACTAGGCGCTAGACCGTTTACTCTTACAGAAAATTTTGTTTTTTTGGAATCAGTAACAGTTCCTGGAGGTGGCGCACCTGTTTCGATTACTGCATTAAATCATCAGTTTGTGAGTGGGACCGTTGTCATCTTTGAAAAGATGGACACCTATGGACAATTATTAGAATACTCAGGCGTCAGCGCAGACAACTATTATTACGTTGTCAGAACCAGTTCAAACACGTTCACTTTGCAGGATCAAAACTTTGTGCCTGTGACTAGTGGCGTTGGCACTGCTGGAACCTTTACCAGTGACGGAGACACGCACCGTGTAGGAGTTCCACTTCGAGTGCCGTTTAGTTGGGGCATTGTCAAAAACGTGACGCCAGTTATCAAGAAAAAAGATGACGAAGTAGCGAACCCAGATTTGCAAACAAACAATTCCAGTTATCCGATTGAAATCCGCGAGGATGGTGTTTTGATTTATTCGACGGATAACACCAGTTCAGAATTCTGGAACGGTTCAGGCGGAAGTGGCGTTGCTCCAACCTCAACCGTGATTAAGCTGAACGCTGCCACTACTGGGGGGGTGCTTTCGATTTCTGGAATTAGCACAAGAGGATCAACCTTGCTAGGCGCTTATCAGTATGTTGCCACCCAGCTTGGGCTAACCTTGGACACCAGCCTAGCATGAGCGGAACCAATTACAACGCAGACACAACAATCAGCACGGAGACCATTGTTGAATCACCTGCTGAGATTCGATTAGCCGTAACTCTGACAATTGATGCAACCGGAACCTTAACAGTTCGCTCGTTGATAGTTGCAGACACAACTTCAGAAATTGAACTTTACAAGCCTTAGATGCCGCAAGCTACGACCAGAGACGAGCCGCTTTTGGATTTTGCCGCAAACATCGCAGAATCGGCAAACATGCTTTTGCAGATTACTGGAAGTACCTTGCGTGTCATTAACCGGATTCAAACCGGAGCAGCCAGCTCAACTGTACGAACACCTGAATTGTTGGCTTTGCAGATTTCGCCAGCTTATCCAATCAAGAAAGTTTATAGCGAATACGAGTTCAATCAGCCTTACCCAGATTCCAATACGCTTCTGACAGAATTAAAAGTCGTTGAAGTCAAGAATCTAGGTTATGGAGAAGAACAAAAATATGACGCTCTAAGTACAGTTGAAGAAAAGGTAATTGAATTCTTGAGAGCGATTCTTATTAGCGAATCCGCGCCAATCTGCACGGCTCGAATTTTTGGGATTAAAGACAATTGGCTTCTTGGCTACCGGATCATCTGCATTGACGAAAAGCAAAGCATCAAAGCCACAATCACCATTACGTCAATTATCTATAGCTTTGATTCTGAGGAAACCACGATCAGCGGACCAACAGAAATCGACTTTGTAAGGTTTGAGTGAAAATCATTTACACGAATTCAATTACAGGCGTCAGCAGTTCAGCGACTCAATTATCGAGCGATTATGCAATTGCAAAAGTTGAAAACAATTATCCAAAGCAGCCTTATATTTCAGACGCTGCAACGGCAACCATTACCGTTACTTGCCCAGGCGCGGAAGCAATATTTTTTAGCTACTTGGCAGAATCGGTAACAGTCACATTCAAGGATTCTGGTGCTTCAACGCTTTCGACAGAAACGTACTCGAACACCTACACACTCAGCGAGCAATATTTACTCAATGAGAAAACCCATTGGAATGATTCGGTTTTTGTGGCTTGTCCAGCAACCACCAACACGGTTGAAATTGCTTTAACCAACTCGACAGACGTCAAAGGAAGCCTGGACGGATGGGTTACGGCAAGCAATGGGAATCTAGGCAGATTACAAGCGAGTGCTGCAAACATTTATTTTGAAGATTACCCACAAATCAAACTTGGAACCTTTGTCTCTGATGGTGTTTTTACCGAGCAGCTCAACCGGATTACTGGGGACGGCACAGGCTCAGAAGATTTGCAGTTAACCGGAAATGGTGGCGCGAACTTCACAGTATCAAGCATGAAGTTGCCGCTCATCGTCAACACGATTCGAGCCGGAAAAGTGCTGGAAACCTACAATCCAAACGTCGGCATGAGTATCAGTCGGGATTCGTTTGGGATCAGACAAGAAAAAGATTCAGGCTTAGTTTACCGATTGGGTGAGATTCGCAGAAGATTCAGCGGCAGCGTTCAAGTTCTGGAAAGCGAACGAGCAACAGCAACCAAAGTCTTTGCTGGGCTGAGAATGCAACCTGTAGCCGCGCAGATTCTAGGTTATCAAACGAACACCGCAGTTTTTGGTAGCTTCTTTGAGCCAGCCAGCATTGCGTATAGTTATCCTGGCTCGCAGCTTTATGACTACAACTTTGAATTTGTCGAGTTAATTTAATGTCATTACTCAAAACAAACGAAATCCAGAATTACAACGGTTCGAGCCTAACGCTAACCGCCAGCACCGTTTCCACTTCTGCACAGTTAAACACGGGTGGTAATATCAGCGTGACGGGTTCTTTAAACGTGTCTGATGATTCGACCACTAGAACCAATTTAGGATTGGGAACGATTGCCACGCAAGATTCAGATTCAATCACAGTGACTGGTGGGAGCGTGACCGGGACCGAAATTGATTTAAAGAGTTCTGGTACTAGTATTTTTAAAAGCGATGGGACTACTGCGGTTTTAAGTGAGAGCGGTGGAGCCGTTACACTGGGGAATTCTACTTTAGCAGATACAGTTAGTTTTACAGATAAGTATTACTTACAGGGAAAAATACAATCAAACTTCACAACATTTGAGAATAATTCACAAATCAATTTTGATGGTTCAACTGCTCCCTATTGGACATTTACTGGAGACACTACAAACTTTGTACAAGGAACAGAAAGTAGTGACTTAAAAATTATTAAATCAGGGATTTACTTAATAATTGTTAATATAAACGCATCACTACCAAGCCCTGATTCTGAAAGATTTTTTAATGTAATTATTAGGGGTGTAGGTTCTGAGTCGACAACAGTCATTTCCGAAGGTTTAGGGCAAGTAATTAATGCGGATGTTGGCACATCAAGAAATTCAGCAACAGCATCTGCGATTCGTAACTTTAATGCTGACGACCAAATAAATATTTATGTAGAATCTGTAAGCGACGGTAATATAGATTTACTCGCGACTAGCCATTTCAGCATGTGTTTAATAAGACCATTATAACCCACAACTAGACGACCAAGGCAATCTAACCAACGTAACGTGGCTTACTTATGAGTAATGCACCTACGCTAGAAACCACTTATTAAGGCCGAGCATATGCCAGCAGAAGCAACAGGAATAATTGACGTCGTCCAAGAGTTAGGAACTTCTGCCAGTGCCTTAATTTTCTTTGCTTGGTTGATTATTTTCATTCTCAAGCAGCACGATAAAGAAAAGCAACAGTTGCGAGCAGATGCAGAAAAAAAAGACAGTATGATGATGGAAGAGCGAAAACTTTATCTAGCGGCTGACGCGAAAAATGATGAAGAGTTACGACAATATATGAAGACGTCAAACTCTGAATTAATGAGTATTATGTCAGCAACAAATGTTGCGATTAAAGATATGACGATTGCGGTCAATAATCTTGGAGATGTAATCAACCGAGAACTGAGAAGATGAAACCGCTACTGGCAGGCTTGGCTTTGTTGTTGTCAACATCAGCATTTGCTCTTCCTGTCGAGTATAAGACTTTGCACCTTGTTTCATGGGCTTATCAGTGTTCCTTACGACTTGCTCCCACCTACCAGCTTCAAGGCATGGCTTCAAATCTCGCCATGCAATCCGCCATTCAGCTTTGCAGTTGTGTCATTGACCACTACCGCGAAAATCACAGATATGTCGATTTACAACTAATGCCTTTGCCACAGAGAGAGGCTTTCGGAGAGATGTATTCTCAAGAGTGTATTGATTACCCAGAAAAGGAGACTTGATGGCAACCGTTGACCACTCCACTCATTTCAAGCGAAAAGAGCTGCAATGTAGTTTTTCCGGTGAATGTCAAATGCAAGATTGGTTTATGGAAAAGCTGGAAGCCTTGCGGATGGATTACAACAGACCCATGAGGCTTTCTTCTGCTTTCAGAAGTATTGAACATCCGCGAGAACGAACTAAACCAGGAGGAAAAGGCGGACGGCATACCCAAGGCGTTGCGGTGGACTGTTTAGTCTATGGGGAAGATGCTTTGGACTTAATCAGCCTAGCCTTGAAACATGGATTCAATGGAATAGGCGTAAGCCAAAAAGGTGATTTTAATAGCCGATTTATTCATTTAGATATTCGGCAAGAATCTTCTCCAGCGATTTGGAGTTATTAAAATGGAAGGATTTTTGGAGATTTTCAACCAAGCGGTTGATTCTGGCGGACTCGAACTGATACTTGCAGCGACAGGTATGACAGCCGCAATTCCTGGTGTTTTGGTATATAAAAAAATTAGAAAAGCGAAAAAACTGAAGGAGCAACTGCTGGGCTAGTGGCGGTTTTCAAAGATTGCCACTTACCGGAGGTGTCACAAATCGGCTGGAGGTGGCTCCCCAAGCTGGACTCGAACCAGCGACCCAATGATTAACAGTCAGCTTTGGACTTTCGGCTGTAGGCTAGACGAATACTAGGTTTGCCGTCTTCAGATTTTTTCTTTGAAACAGTGTTTTGTGGCGAGTTTCCAAGCTGATTGACTAAATCAACCTGCTGTAAATGGTCAGAATTCAAATAACTCATCGTTGTTTGAATCGACTGATGACGCAACAGTTTCTGAACCTGAACCGGATTCGCTGAATCTCCTGCCAACAATTCCGTTGCAACCGTACTTCTAAAAGAGTGCAACGGTTTCGCGTTTTCTATTCCCACCTTCTGCAATGCCTTCCTCATGGACTTGGTCAAATCCCCAAGGCTTGAATACAAAGGCTTTCCTCTGCCATCATCCAACACATAACGCTCGCCTTGAATATCCTGCGACTGAATAAACTCTTGCAGCTTCAAAGCAATCGGCAGGACTGAATCTCTACGACCTTTGATTTTCCATTCTCGACTTGAGCGCAGTTCAATCCTGTCAGCGTAGACAAAACGCCACTCCAGGTGCAAAAGCTCGCCACCACGCATTCCAGTATAGCGAAGAAACCAAAACGTCCGCAGCAAGACCAAGAACCGTCTTCGTTTGGTTTCATGCCAGCCTTCTTCTAGGTGTTGCCGCAAGTCTTCGAGTTGTTCTTGAGAGAACACCGAAGGCAGAGGCTTAGACGAGCGAACCGATTTGACTTTGATGGCTGCTGGTAAGTGTCCTTGTTCCCAAGACCAGTTGAGGATTGCGCGAACTGCTCGAAGGTAAGAGTTGCAAGAGTGGTCGCCAAGTCCGGCTCTTCGTAGTGAGAGAACGAGTTGGTCTGTGAATTTGGACGAATGAAGCCGAATCCGGTAATCGCCTACAATCTTTTGATAACGACTGAGCTGCTGCCGATACTGGCGAACCGTCAACTTGTCTCTGTTGGCTTCCACATGCGCGAGAAACAAACGCAGGACTTCCGAGAAAAACAAACCGTCTTTGTCTGTAGAAGCTTCAACCTCTCGCGTCAGTCGCTTCTTTAATTGCAGCAATCGCTGGACGAGCAAAGAATTCAGTTGTTCTTCTGGCAAGTCCATCACTTCAGCGAATCGCGCCAGGACTCGACGGTAACGCTTTTTCTCAATCCAAAGCTGACCAACAAAGGCTTGCTGGCGTTTGTCTGGGACGATTTCGTTTTTGTGGCTCAAAGCCTGTCACTTAGTTGGGGGGGGGTAACTTTTTTGTAGCAATATGTAAAAAAATATAGTGTGGCAGGATTTTACTGGTCTTCAGGTGCTACATTGGGATTGCTTGCCAGTTGTCCGGTTGGTTGTACCATTGCGGTACGTTTGTCTGATTCCGTTTTTTTTTGTCTTCCTCAAGTCGTTCAATCGTTTTCTCCAGCCGCTCTATGTAGCTTTGCTGAATGTTAATCGTTCGCTCTTTCTCTTGAAGTAACTGCTTTTCAGAATTCAAAGTATTCGTTGAATCTGTCCTGTTCATTTCTGCCTTTATCTCTTCATAAAAGTCTAAGCCAAAAACTTCCTCAACTTTCTGCAATATTTTTTTTGCTGGATGACCTCTGCGAACTCGGCTGACCTCGCTTTTGTCCAAATTAAGCTTTTCGCCTAATTTATAATCAGCATTGATTTGAAGTTTTTTCTTCAAAATTTCAATGACTTGCTGACCTTCCATAAAAAACCACGCAAAATGTTGGAAAAAAGCGTTGATTTAATTTTCAAATTTCTGCAATATTTGAAGAAACAACGCTGAACGGTAAACGGTAAACGGTATTACAGCACAGAATGGAACTACTTACAACACTAGAATTATCCAAGCTTTCAGGCGTTTCTGTTGACCAATTGCGGACATGGCACAGAAAGAAGAAGTTTGCAGATTTTTCAAAACAGTTTGTCCCCAAAGGCGCGATTCTCTGGGACAAAAGAATATTGCAGAAGTTGCAGAATGATTGACGAAGAACTACGCGAAGAACTCGCCAGCATTCGCAACCTGCTGAATGAGGTTTTAGTCAATCAAGACATTCTGGCAAAGCGAATCAATGCAGACACGGCAATGAAGGCAACGCAAGCAGAGCGAGCGGTTGAGTTGAACCGCTTACGGCAAACCGCAAGCCAAGCTATTAAATTGCGGACTAACTAGAAGAGGAACATGAGCAGTTATTCAAGACTAATTGAGAGGCTAGATCCATCTGTAAACGGAAGGCATGTCGAAGCATTCATGCGGCTTGAGTATGGGACTTTAGACCACTTAGCGGAAGACAAGTTTAGAGAAGAAATCCAAACATTTAAAAAGTCACGCGAAGACTATCCAGATATTGATTGGGAACATAGCGCCAAATATTTGGGTATTTAGTGCTGCAAGTGATTCCAACAACCTTGGATATTGCCAATGACTTAGTTGCTCAATGGCACAGACACCATCCACCGGTTGTTGGTTATCGCTTCGCGTTGCTTTGTATTGATGAGATTGGGCTTCCTCATGGCGTTGTGATTGTTGGAAGACCAGTCAGCCGAATGATTGACCAATATCGTGTTGCTGAAGTCTCAAGATTGGCTACAGATGGACACAAGAACGCTTGCTCTATTTTATATGGAGCCGCAGCCAGAGTAGCCAAAGCAATGGGGTTTCAATCAATTCAAACTTACATTTTAGACACTGAATCTGGCGTTTCGTTAAAGGCCTCCGGTTGGCAGTTTGAAGCAATCTCTGACGGTGGCACTTGGAGCAGAGAGCAAAGAAAGCGCAAACAAAAAGCGCCAACTAATCAAAAGCTAAAGTTTACCAAAAAACTAAATCCAAAAGCTGCTGATTTAGTTCTAAATAAAAAGGAAAAAGCGCAGTTTAAACTGTTTGATTGTTGACTGAGGCAGAGTTTTTCAACTCATTGACCGAGTTGACGCTTTGGGAGAAGCGGCTGGAACGGCTCTGCCTCATTGAACAGTCTACATGGGGAATCAAAGCCTTGTTTTTGTAATGGCGGAGGGGTCTGCCAGCAGCTTGAGCAAGGCTTCCCCACCACAACATGGAGTTGAA